GCATGTGCTCGGACTAACGTCGGACTAACACAATTTTAATTTAGGAAATCAATAGGGAAAAACCCGTATGTTGGCGGGGCGAGACAGAGGCTCGATACGGGTTGACAGGGAGTTAAAACTGTGTTTGCATCAATAGCCATGTAAAATAGTCATATGGTGGATGCACACCGTTTTTCGCGCAATAAGTTTTGTATTCCATATATTCAACAAGTTTCATTTTAATTCTCCTTGAAGTTCATTATAAATCCAATCGATCAAATAAGCAAACGGTTCATCTGTTTCGCTATTCAACCGTTGACCGATGTAATCAGCAACGAACACGACAGCATGAAAAATTTCGTGTACAAGAGTGTTATGACTTGAATCAAACACACCAACATGCAAAACTTTTTCTTGTTGCGTAAAACATCCTTTGAAGTTTTCCGTATCTCCAGGATATGTTTCGCGCGTGTCATGAAACAACAGTGTAAATCCATAAACCGAAATTGCGATTGATTTCACTCAAACCTCCTAAAGTGATTCTAGTATAGCACAAACGAAAAAGACCGCAAGTAAATTTGCGGTCTTATTTTTCATGCTGCAATTTTGAATCTGTGAGCTGAAAACTTCATGAACTTTACAATAATTTCGACTTCATCGTTAAGTTCGACCAACGTAACTTTGTGCGTACTATTGCGCAAAGTTCGCAGTGCCGATGTTTCTCGAAATTCGATATGCTTATGTTCGCAAACAATTTGTGCGGCATTCAAAATATCTTCGCCGGTATATTTCTTGACGAGTTGCTCAGACAGTGTGTAGCGCACTTTCATTTTGGACTCCAATTTTTATCAGCACAAAACTTATTGGCTAATCGCCAAAGATGGTAATAATGTGTAGAAATGTTAGTGCATCCACCAATTACGAGCCATATTCCACGATAGCACACAATATGCGGCTTCATTGCGCATTCTCCAACCGCTTCACGATTTCGCCCACCGTTCCGATGACATACTCATCGGTGCCGCTCATGAAACTGATAACGGAAGAGTGCACTTCGTGCTGGCCTTGATTCCACGATTGGCCGGGAGTGACCATATACACCAAGGCTGGATTGACGGCGATGGCTGCGCCGTTGGTCTTTTGGAGGAATATCATTTCTTGTTGCCCCGTTGTTTGTGTACTAGAATTGTAGCACCACATAACAGGAGCGCAACTATGGACACCAATAAATTTTTCACATCAAACCCGATGGTCGATAGTTACAATTGTAGGGCGTCATTGGTGACACTTGAAGATGACTCCACTATAATTTGTTCCACGCTGTTAGGTGTTGAAGACGGAATAACAGCGCAAGGTGAAGCAAGAGCAGATGAGATTGCTTACCGACTGGAACTAGCGCATATTTTGGCTACCGCGCTTGCAACAGTATCAACAGACGGGTTAGAATTAGCTGTACTTCAAACGCAGGGTTCTTTGCCACCTAGAACCAAATTACGCGATCGATTGGTGGCATTCATTTAAATGGAGTTTCAAAATGGCGAAGGCAAATCAAGCAGCAGAAGCAACTCAACAAGAAGCCTTTCCGACGCAAGAAACGAAAACGTCGGGTACGGGTTTCAAGTTCAAGGTCAAGTCGCATGTTACGGTGCCGCTGCTGAAGGTGCCCGACAATGGCACACCGATTTACGTCACTTTCGATTCCAAGATCGAAAAGGCAAAGGAAAATGAATCGGTTCGTACGCGCAAGGCCAATTTGGCAGCGGCGGGCGAACAAGTTCAAGAAGCGCCGCATGTTGCGCGCGTGATCAATCTGGAAACAGGCGAGCACCAACAGATTATCGTCAACAGCGTTCTGAAAACGGAAATCGAAGACAAGTATCCGGACAACGGTTACATTGGCGTGTCGTTCGAAATCAAGAAGTTCAAGATGCAAGGCGGCAAGAAGTACGCCACGTTCCAAATCGCTGAAATCGAAATCGAATCGTAATCGGCGCTTTAAAATCGGCCCCGCCAATGTGCGGGGCTTTTCATTGGAGAACACGAAATGGATATCTCACATCGCGCATTCAAGCATATCAATCCGTCCGGCGCAACGATGACGTCTGCCACCTGGAAAGGTTGCGGCAAAGAACTGAATCGTATTTTGGGAAAGCCGCGTTTCAAATGGTATGTTAACACTGTTATCGACAAACGCACTGGAAAAGTTTCACGTGAAACAGTGTTCAAGGAAATTTGACATGTTTGATAATTTTTACAATACACCGTGCTCGCGCTGCAACAAGATTCGCATTGCGATTTCTGTTGTCGTCGTTGGAGTAATTTACGGCTATCTTTTGGCACATTGATTATGACAACCGAATGGATAGTACGCCAATTCATGCCTGTACAAAAACACGTTCAATCGTTCGATAGTGAATCTGACGCTGAAACGTGGATTGAAATACACGGCGTAAAAGGATGGATTTACGAAATCAAGAAAGTTTATGTAGCATAGAAAAAGGCCCGCTAGAATGCGGGCCTTTTCTTATTCTACATTTCGTATTTCAACAAATTGGTGCGGCGTGCCCGGAACCATCGTATAAACACTAACCGCGTTTCCATAACCGACTAGCTTTCCATTCTTGTCGCACGATAACATTACATCCAAATCGCCTTGCTTGCCTTGAATTTCGCCGAGCAGTTCCATCAACTCAGAAATTTTCATATCAAACTCCAAAAGGTTTAGGATTCCAAACAGTTTTACGGATATTGCGTTTCACAAATTGGTGATTGCCGTTCATCTTAAAAGCCGGAACGGGATTGAGGAACAACTCAGTGCCGCCCAAAGCGGCCTTTCTTATTTGATCGGCGGTAAGACGCGCCCCCTTACTCGCTTGTTTTGGTTTACCTTTATCGTCGGTAACAACCGATCCGTTGTGATACAAAGCGTAGAGTTTTTTACCGGCGATACAAATTTCGTCCCCCTCAGATTCCAGTTTCCACGCGCCAAGCCGTTTTGAATCACTGTCCGCATCAAGCGATTCGCAGATAATCGAATCTGTATCGCAGTAAACCGGTCTTGTCGATTTTGCCAAACCGCGCAATAATTGCGATCTAGCCGCGCCAGTAATCGACGCGCCCGTTGCGACGTTATAGAATTTTGCTTGAATCGAAGGCTTGGACCACAATATAAAATCGCCATTTTGTATCTCCATATTCCACGGTTCATCAAGAATCTCATCATATCCGGTCATTTCCCAATCTTTGAAATTATCAGAATTGAGACAGAATTTTCCATAACCGGAATTGAGAATCAACTTATAGAACAGCACCAACAAATCTTCGTCGTTAGCTTTCGCGGCTAACCGCTTCGTGTAGTAAGTATCGACAAATTCCTCAAACGTAATGCGCGCCGTGAATTCAAATGCGCTTACAATTCTATCGATTTCAAATGTTCCCGTATCCAAAGCTGCGCGTAATTCGTGACCCGTAACGCGATATGTTCCGGATTCTGACGCGAAGTTGAGAAAGTGCAGTTTAGGGTCTTTGATGGGGAGGCCGCCAAAGTTTCTACCTTCAACGATAACAAAGTCTGTCTTATCGTTAAACCGTGTCGTTTCAATATAAGTCGCGCTAACGGGGTGGAGCATTCGTCGCATGCAATCCGGATACATAGAATTAACGTCGTAAACTTTCCACTTTCCTTTAAGCACGCCAGAATCGAAGCATTGATTTCTTCCGCCATAGTAGAACTGTCGAAAGAATGAATCTTGTTCGGATGTAAATTCTTCAAATTTGTGAAACTCTTTGAGTGCGCGCATGGCAGCTGTGCCGATTGTGAGCACGTTTCCGAATTCATTTCTAAACCCTTCCATCATTTCGTTGAGGTAGCGAACATCGCCACCGAGATAGTGCAAGATTTCTTGTTTGTTTTCGTCGCGCACGTCGAAAGCGAGTTTGTTGTAATCAATGTCGTCTTTCTTGTACGTAGCGAGGGAAACGGGCACGGCAGCATAGGAATCGCGGATGGTATGCGGGCCGATACGGGCTTCAAGGATTCGCCCGTTAACGATTTTCATTGCACCGTAGATGTACGGCAACAGAAACATGAAATCGAATTTGCCGCCATTGTGCATATAGATCAAATAGGGTCGATCTAATGAATACAAGAAATCGATAAATTTCTTGGCGCAGGATGCCGCTTGTTCCTCGCGCGTGAAACCGTCTCCCCAAAATGACACATAGCCCATTTTGGGCGTAAAAAATCCCCATACAAAAGGCATGGGGACCAAACCGTATTCAAAGGGATCGGTTTCGCAATCCCCTGTTGCTAATGTAAGTTCGCTCACTTTTTGTCCTGTTTTCGTTTGGCGCGTAATTGACGCATTTTTATTTTAGCAGCTTCACGGTTCGCAAGCAATTTTTCTGGGTCGCTTTCCGCGATCTTTTGTCGCTCGACGCGTTTGCGTTTTGTAGCTGATTCAGTGCTTTCGCGTCGCCTTTCATTATAGTAACGCTTTTCCAGCGGTGTCATAGCAGCATACTTTCTTGCAAGCCAATCATTGTAACGCTGTCTATTTGCCACGTTGCGTGTTTCACGTGAAACACGGCGTTGCTCTACAATTTCTTGTTCCCAATCTTCCGCACGGAAAAATTCCACAACTTCAAAATTTTTATAGGTCTCGTCACCTTCATTTGCAACATCGTATTCAAAATTGGTGTTGTGTTTTGTGTCGGCATATGCTAGAAGATATTGCATTAGCAAACGCTTGGCTTCGTCTCCACCAAAATAACGCGCAAGATTGTTTCCATAAAAACGAATGCCGTAATATTGATCTTTCTTTAAATCTGGCGCATCTTCAACTAAGAAAGTAATGTAACGTTCTAAATCTGTTTCGGGAACTAGAATTTGAGTTGCGCGCCGCGTTCCTTTTGGCCCCTTCGTTAATACTTCATATCGGGGAATGCCGTCTTTAGTTGGTGGAAGTCTTTTTACTTTTTCACCGCGTGGGGTTTCAATAATTGCAACATGACCTTTTGTGCGATGCCCGGTTTCTTTGTAGTATTTCTTTTCTTTTGGCGTCACCTTCACGGTTTGCGCTTTACCTTGCAACACGTCGCCAAATTTGCGAATCGTGCGCAACATATAGTCGGTAACATTTTGCGATTTTACATCCACCTTATCCGAGATAAGGCCAGAACGTTGGAGTCGCCCTAGGTCGCGACGGAATTCGCGACGGCCATATGATGGATTGCCAAACTGTTTTCGCGCGCTCGCGAAAATACTGTTTGACTTTTTCCCCTTGGTTGCCATATACTTAATTGTCCTGTAGCAGTTTGGGCACTCGCCCGTATTTCATTTTGGCCCGCCCGGTTCGCATCCTGGCGGGCCTTTTTCTATTCTACAACACCTTGTAAGGATTACCGCAATGGCAAATTCTATCGGTATCGCGGATGTAATAGCATGGGTCGAATCGAAGGGAGACGGTATGGCTTACCGATTCGAACCGTTGCAATATGCGAAAACACAAGTGCCGGGCAATTCTGCTATGACACAAATTGTATCGCAAATTCAAAAAATCCATAATTGTTCTTTGCAATCGGCGCGCGTTATCTATAGCTCTAGTTTTGGGCGCTATCAAATTATGGGCTTTAATCTTTATGGGCAACTCAAAGTTACTGATTGTTTTGGGTTGTTTCTGAATGGAGATAGTTTGCAACTTCAAGCGTTCAATACTTTTCTTGCGCAAAAACAATTGTCGCAATATAGCATTTACGATTTGGCATGTTCAAAAGTTAAACGCGAACTATTCGGAAAAATTTATAACGGCGACGGGCCAGGCTATGGCGCACTGATTGCGCAAGCATTGCAACACTTTGGATATCAGGTGCAATAATGGCAGTCACGGCAAGTTTTCAAGGTCAAATTGATGTGCCTGTTTTTTGGACGGGCTACACATTGACTGGAACGACTGGCACGTCGATTAATATTCTCGGCGGTACGGGTTCGCAACCGTTATTTAGAATGACGCCCGGTAGTGCAAATAGCGCGGCTTATAAGTTTTTGTCGGGCGCAAATAGTCAACCGTATTCTGGATATAACCAAGTCATTAGTGGTGGATTTTCGCTTGCGACAATTGGCGGCGTCAAAACTCTGTCAATCGGCAACGGTACGGGCACGCCCATTTCTCAATATAGTGACTCGGGCAATTTTTCAATTCCGTTTATGTATCAAAATTGTTGCGTATTTCCGATGGTTGAGGCGGCGGGCGCATTGGTATCGACTAATACGTCGGCAGGGATGCTAGGAACGTATGCGCAAATTCCTTTTACTGACAATATCACCACTTCCGCAATCAGCAGTAAGTACAACGGATTCTTTATTTCGGGGCCGGTAGTTAATGGTGGCGCGACAGTGCCATATACTTATTTTGCGACAGCTAGTGGTCAATCAAATGGTGGACGTATAAATATAACTGTAACGTTTCCTAATGGAGAATTTCAGCAGGAAGGGTTTTATTCACCATTGGCTCGCAATGCGGGAAAGCCTTATTATGCCGTACATTATGGATTTAGCGGCATATATGGTTTGTACCAAGAAACTGATCCGCTAAATAATTTTTCGCATCCGATGGATTTCATTGTGCCTGCGCCAGAAATCGCAAACAATTATCAATGGTTTTGCCCGCTAAATGGCACGTCGATTTCTGTCCGTACATTTAAACCCAATTATAACGTGGCGGGTGGAACGATGGCATTTACCGTTACGCCATACGTATTGTGGACAACGGATAGTGCGGCAGTTAATGCCAGAATAAACGCGCTGCAATATACGTTTCAGGCGTGCGCGTCGTGCTGGCTGTTGAATACTCCTGATGGGGACTATTTGATTGCCAAAGATGGATTGCGTTATTGGAAACTGAATTACCAGCCGTCGAATATTTTGCGTCAATTAGCCACGACTCTCGATCCAAAATTCTTCAATTCATATAATGCGGGAACGCAGCAAAAATGGATTGATAAGTCTGGAATTTTGTGGATCATTGGACAAAATGCATATTCGGATAATGGTGGAACGCGCACATTTTATCCTGCATATTCTCTGCAATTAAATATCGCCCCTTTTACGGGAATTACCCTCCCCGTAATTCCGCCCCTAGCCGGGCCGTGTTGGTCGCCCTGCTATGACCGAATTGGGGGCAGGCCGGGGAATATATCTCCGACCGGTTGGCAGTTGGATTTTAATTAAATTGGGTGTATTATTTGTTTTATTTAGGAGGCATTAAATGGCTCAAACCCCTACCACGCTGAAAACCTCATTGGGGGCAGCGCCCCCGGAAGGTCCATTGGTGGTGCCGTATTTCCTTGATTTTACGGCAACGCAAACTCAGCAAATTGACCTGACGCTATTGCAGCAGCGCGGCAATATGTCGATGGTGCAAACAATTTTCGTAGACAATTCGGTGGCGACCACGCCGCTGACCATTGTTATTTCGAACACGCAACAGCCGATTAAAATCGCCCCTGGCGCGCAGGCATACATTCCGCTTTTTGTCACGAACAAATTGTCGATTACGTGCAACTCCACAAGTGCCGTTGTGATTTACATTGCGCTCACTAATATTCCCATGAGTGCGGCGGTATGGAGCGCGAGCGGTTCTGGAACATACGATACGAATGGAGCATTGATTGTTTCTGATCCCGTTTTGCGTTCGGCAGTATCTAGCGGTTTTTTTCAATCCGCTAATTTCATTACTGTAAGCGGCGGCACGCTTGCGCCGCTTGTTTGGGCAACATCGCGAAAAGTCTTAGCCAATATTAATGCGCAAAATTTTTACACAATTTTTACGGGCGCGCCCGGATTCGTTGTCCAATCGCTACGAGCAAGTATCACGCCCGATGCGACTATTACGGGGGGCGGAACAGCGCAAATCAGTTTTAGTGAAGGTACAACGGGCGGTATTACAGTAGCATCGGGCAAAATCTTTTTGCCTGCTACTGCACCCGTTTATACCGCACCAACAAAGGATATTGACGTTATTGTTTTTGAAACGATTCAATATACGTCAAAGAATTCAAACAGTAATTTTGTCATGAGTCTTAGCACTAACTTGGCAACCGGATCGGTTCAATATGAGGTTGGTTACGCTCTTTCTAATTTTGTGGGGGGTTAAATGCAGTTCGATAATCCAATGATTACATCGATGCTTGGCATGTTTTTGAAAATGCTAAAAATTGATGAAAAAGCATTCATGGAAAACTATTTTGGATTCCAAAATTTTGTAATGCAGTTCATCAAAAAAGCGGAAGAACGCATTGCGAATAATGAGGCGAAAGCCGATATCATCATCGAGCAGCAAAAACTGATTCTTGAAAAACTCGATGCAATCCAATCTGCAAAGGAAACTGAAAATGTCTGAAGCTATCGAAAATGTTGATGCTGGCGGCGCGCCTGCAATCGATCCGGCATCGTTGGCCGCCGCTAATGTTGCCGCTGTAAGTACAATTGCGCAAACGCCCGAATCTATCGCACAAGAACTCGTTGCGATTCGCGAGGCAGTCGCGCAAGTGCAAACTCTTTACAGCGAAATTCACGCGCTGTTTGGCAATTTTACGCCCGAAACGTTTGCAAAAGTGATTGACGATTCGCAAAAGATGTATGCAGAATTCGAATCGATTTCGGAAGAAATTCGCGCGCAATTGCCCGAAAACTTTGTTTCGCGCGTGCATGCGCTTATTGCCCATGCTGAAAGCGCGCTTGGATTCCGGGGCTAATTATGGATAACGTGGACGTTATTGAAACGGTTGCTGAGGCGGTTGTAGAAACCGCGCGCGCTGAAGTAGAAGCATCCACGGCAGCAGCGGCAGCACAAACTGCTGTCACTGCTGCACAATCAGCAATCGCAATGTCGGAAGCGCAATCAGCGCAAGCGCAAATGGATGCCGCGCGCCAAGTGCAAATTGTCGTTGATGATGTTGAACAAGTGGAGGAAAACGTATTATGGCTAAGACGAGAGTTGGAAATGCAGCGGGCGAAATCGGAAGCGATGGAAATGCGCCTGTTGGAGATAATCGAAGTGACTCGACACTTGATGCAATCGGAAGTCTTGGCGGAATCGGAAGCTTCAACCCAAGCGATCTTGGCGACGGAAACGGAAGTGCAAAATCCGAGCCAAGTTCAGAACCCGCCGCAAAACGCAGTCGTGGACGTCCGGCCGGAAGTGGTAATCGAAAGCCGACGCAAAAATCGCAAGACGTTTCTGTAAGCGGCACCGAAAAGCTTTTGCTTGGCATTCACAACGCTTTGGCAATTGGCTTGAAGTGCGAAGAAATTGCGCTTGATGATAAAGACGCAAAATTGTTGGCCGAATCGATTGGTAATGTGACACAACATTATCACGCGACAGTCGATCCAAAAACGCTGGCTTGGCTCGGTTTGGCGGGTGTTATTGGCGCAATTTATGTGCCGCGCGTAATGGCTTTAATGGCAACACGCAAGAATCAAAAAGATGACAAACGCCGTCCGGTCGAACGCAGTGAAGGCCCGACAAATGTTATGGAATTTAATCCTGGCCAATTTGGGGTTGCACAATGATTCGCTTGCCAGATTCCAGTCAACGCCAATTGATTCTCGGTAAAACGGGGAGTGGTAAAACGCGTGCGGCCTGTTGGAATCTGGCAATGCGCGATTTGAATGCTGCGCCTTGGATTGTGCTGAATCATAAAGGAGAAAAGCTAATCGATAGCGTTCCAGGCGCGCAGCATGTCGATTTAGATTTTACACCTGAAGAGCCGGGATTGTACATTTATCATCCGGTTCCTCAAAATGACGACGCAATGGTGACAGATTTATTGTGGCGAATTCATCGGCAAGAAAATTGCGGCATCTATATCGATGAAGGTTATATGGTGGATAGAAAAGATCCTGCACTTCAAGCCATTTTAACCCAGGGGCGCAGCAAACATATACCGATGATTATTCTGTCGCAACGCCCCTTGTGGCTTACGCGATTTGCAATTTCGGAATCTGATTTTTATCAGGTATTTCAATTAACCGATCGCGACGACCGTGACAGAATTAAATCGTTCATCCCGACCAATTTGGAATATTGGATGATGACGGAAGTGAACAGCCCGCCCAAGTTGCCGCAATTCCATTCGCTTTGGTACGACGTTTCGCGCAATCAGCTTGTTGTCATGGAGCCCGTTCCGGACGATGCTGCAATCCTCAGTATGTTCGAACGCCAATTGGTCTATAAGGGGGACGACGAAATTATCGAGCCGTCAAGATTTACGTTTATTTAATTTAATTAATGGCCTATAATAGCCATAGCCAATTTCTTAAAGGGGCTAGAAGTGAATGAAACCATCTTGACTTGGAATGTAACCAACTGGATTACCGTAGTTCTCATGGTGGTAGTCGGTTATTTCATTCTTGCATTTTTGTCGCAAATGTTCCATAAAGCAACCGGTGGGCAATATGCGATGAACAACGGGGAATAAATCATGCTTAATTGGCCGCTGATTAAAAACCCAATCAATTGGGCAGTCATTATTTTGATGGTTATGATTGCCATGTTTGCTTTTCATTTTGCATCAAAACTCGTATCTGGAGCTAAATAATGGCACAAGTGCAACAAATGACGCCCGCTCAACAAGCGCAAGCACAAATGCAAGCTAACCTTGTGGCGCGGCAAACTGTCATCGCTAATGCGTACCCGATGCTGCAACAAATTTATTCGGGGAATATCAATCCGGCCACGCAAACTATTTTGAATATTCCGCCGCAAAACGTCGGTTTGATCAAAGGTTTTTGGGTTGAAATCGTGGCTACCTTTACGGTCGGCGCGACGAATCCGCTTGCGCTTTCGCCGTTTGGCCCCGCCAACATTCTGCAAAATGTCATGTTCCAAGACTTGCAGAATTATCAACGTATTAATACGTACGGATGGCATCTGCATTACATCAATACCGCGCGTACCAATAATCCGTTCCTTTGCACGCGCCCATCCGATTCGCCGGTCGGCTACGGTAGCGGCAACCTGTATCCGGTTATGGTCGCGCCTTCTGCGCCCGCAGCCGCTTCTACCGGCAACACGATTCGCATGTGGTATTGGGTACCGCTGGCTTATTCGAACTCGGATTTGACCGGTTCGATTTATGCCGGTGTTGTCAATGCGACAATGAATCTGCAACTTACGCTTTCGACGTCGGGGCAATTTGCCGTCGCGTCGGGCGACCCGTCGCAGGCTGTCTATACCGGCAATACGGCAACCGTGACGAATTACGCTGTCACGGTGTATCAATCGTATTACGACCAATTGCCGGTCAATCAAAAAACCGGCGCGCCGATTTTGCCGTTTATCGATTTGAATACGATTTACGAATTCAAATACACGCCGCAAACCGCAATTGCAGCGTCGTACGATAACTACATCGGTTATTCGAATTTCCGTCACTTTCTTTCGACAACCGCGTTTTATCAGAACGGTTCGGCGTGGGCTTCAATTTCGCCGGGTTCTGATATCAACTATTGGTCGTTCCGTACGGCCAATTACACCGATACGCGCAAGGCCGATCCGTTCTACTGGAAGGGCCAAGAACGTTTGATGATTAACAACGATTTTCCGCGACAAGTGTATTACTTCGATCACCGCGACAAGCCGATTTACACGACGCAAACGGGTAACACGAATTTGGTGCTGAATCCGTCTGTCGCTAATACCGGCGCGCAAGTCATCGTTGGGTGGGAAGCGCTTGCCACGGTTACCAACCTTGTCAACGCGGGTTCGCTGGCTTCGGCGGGCTAAGTAAAAGGGGCGTTCCATTATGTCTGACAACCAAAATGGAACGTCCCAAACTGGCATCTTCACTGCGTGGCTTAAACAGCCATTCAATGAGCAAATGTCGGCATTGGGATGGTTCCTTTTTCTCGGTTTCGCGTTGATTGTCGCTTTCTTCTGGAAGCAAGTTCTTAACCACATTGTCGAGGCAGCTTAATCATGAAAATTTTCGGCGTATCGCTTTTCACCATCGCTATTATTGCAATCGCTTACTTCGCAGGTTCGAAAGGACTACTCGGAAAAGCAAAGTCAGCGGTAGGTGCGTAACATGCGACAATCGGCGCTTATGGCATTTGCGCTGATTATTTCTTTCATCGTGTTTATCACGGTAAAAGGTCAACTTCCTACTTACCGGTGCGTTTTGGGAATTTAATCATGCCTTTCGCTTTGCTAATTATCGGCGCTATCATTTTGATCGCTGCAATTCGCGGGCAAACTGGCACGTTGTTTTCTCTCATCAAATCGGATTTTACGGGAAGTGGAAACTATCTGTATTGGATTGTAGCTATTCTTGCGGTCGGTTCCGTCGGCTACATTAAAAAGCTACAGCCAATTTCGGATGCGTTTCTCGCGCTTGTATTGGTTGTCTTGTTCCTGTCAAATAAAGGTTTTTTCAGTCAGTTTATGACGGGCCTTTCGACACAAGGTAATTGCAGCACATCGGGAACAAGTGATACTAGCTCGCCTGCGCCCGGATTGGGATCGAACATTACTCCCAATCTAGGCGCAGGGCTTGACCAATCTAGCATTATTCCAAATCTTTCTAACTTTGGCGCTGGCGTTTTGCAGATGCAAGGATTGGGGATGTAATATGGAAAATGCATGGAATGGATTCGTTAAGATAATCGTCGGCATTATTGTAATTGCGATTATCGCCGTGATATTGAGTAAGAAATCATCGAGCGTGCAAGTTTTGCAGACCGGTTCAAATGCCTTTAACTCTTTGTTGAAAATGATTCTTTCGCCCATTCAAAGTGGCACTGTCGTTGTCAACGGCATCGATTTGGGTAGCGGCCCGGCTTGGAGCACTAATCCAGCCGTGCAAGGTGCCGCTAATGGAATTTTCAATAACGGTTTGAGCAACATCGGTTCGTATCTCAAATAATTGGAGTCTTAAATGAATCAAATTACGTCGTCCATCGTTACGGTTTTGCTCGCGATTGTTGGCGTCGCGATTCTTGCCGTTCTCGTCTCAAAGCAATCGAACACTACCGCTGTTATTGGTGCTGGCGCTTCCGGCTTTAGCAATGCGCTTGGAACCGCACTTTCGCCGATTACGGGCAGCACGCTTAACAATTTCGGCACTCAATATTTGGGGGTGTAAAATGGGCGCAGGCCAATTTCCGGCCTATATGTTTAACCCTGTAGGAATTCCTCTTCCGGGCCAAGCATATCACGCGCCGCTGCTTCAATTTCAAGATTATCCGCAAAATATGGTTCAAGGTGCGGGCGTCTTGGTGCAAAGCTTTTTTAAACCTTTTGAACCGCAATGGCTTACTCAGCAATTGCAGCCTGTCACTGGCGGCACTTCCGGCACCATTGCGGGCCAAGTGTTTTTCCAACCGCTAACTGATACCGGCAATAACGCTTCGAATGTGGGGTAAGAAATGGCAAAATTCAAAATGGATTTTTCGCTAATCAAAAAGCATCCGATGGGAACAGTGGCGGCTATTTTGATCGGCGGCTTGGTTTTGTTTTTGCTGTTTCGTGGCGGCTCGTCTGGCACCGTTGTAACGACAACTGATACGAGCGGGCAATCTGCCGCTGATGCTCAGACGGCGGCAACAGCGGCAGCGGCGGCATCGCAAACGAGTCAACAGAATTTCCAGTTGTCTTATTTGCAAACGCAGGGCACCATCCAAACGACGCAGCAAACAAATTCGTTGAACGCGCAATTGGCGGCATTGGGAATTCAGAATCAACAAGCAATGGCACAAATTGCTGGGCAGACTCAATTGGGTATGGCGGAAACGCAAGCCCAAGTTTCTCTCGCTCAAATTCAGGCTAATCAGAATTTGGGCATTGCTGCTGTCAACGGGCAAACGCAAGTTGCTATCGCTAACGCTAATTCCGCAGTTGGAATTGCGCAAGCGCAAGCGCAGATGGGTATTGCCGCATCAAATGCGCAAGCCGCAGTTGGTGTTGCATCGGCAAGTCAATCAGGAAATAGCATCGGCGGTATCATCGGCGCTGTTGGGGGTTTGGCCGGAACCTTCAGCAAGATTTTCTCTTTTTAAGGTGTCGAAATGAATGAAAAAGCCAAAACAGCGCTTTGGATTGGGGGTGCCGCCGTCATTGGTGGCGTTCTCTATCTTTTGACGCGATCTAAAAATACTGTTGCCAATAGCGCCGCGCCGTATTATCGGGTTTATAATATTCCCGGTGTGGGGCAATCGCCAACTGGTACGGCATCCGGTCTACCGATGATTCCTGCGGCTACTGATGATGATGGTGGATGCGGGTGCACGAGCGATTCGGGCGGTTCATTTTACACCAGCTTGAACGACATGCTATCGTCGTTTCAACAAGGCGCAACCGCCGCTTTTCAGTCATACATGAGTGGTGTGTATAACACGGTTCCTGATTATGCCAAGCAATATCAATCGAATCCTGTTCCTGCACAAGCTAGTTCCAACATTCTAACAAATCCTTTCCAATACGCGGGGTGATACAATGAATGGAGACACACTTCCACCATTGCCAACACTCCCCGGTTTAACCGGGCCGACAACGGTGTCAAATGATTCTATAACGCCGTTGCCGTCCGGTAATCCGTTAGGTTCTGCAATAGCAGGCGCAGTAACTAATGCAATTTCAAATGCGGCACTTCCGACAACGAGCAGCAATAGCGGAACTGCCAATTCCGCACCAGACGGTTTACTCATTCGTATTACAATGATTGCGCTTGGAATCGTCATCATCGGTGGTGCTATCTTTCTTTTTGGACGGGGCCAAATAAATGGATGACAAGATGCTTTTGGAAATTATCGTTGCTCTTACCACTGGTGTTAATGCGTGGATGATGATCAACATTAAAGCGCAAATTCTTCAACTTGAATTGCGAATGACTAACCGGTTTTTTGAGAAAAAACTTTTGGAGTCGCAATAATGGACGTTTTCCATCTGGTTGCGCTTGTCGTAACTATCGGGGCAGATGTTTTTCTAAAATATTCGGGTCATTCCGATCCGACTTCATCGCAAGCGCTTCTTTCACTTGCGGCTTTTCTTGGTGGTTCGCAAGTTCGTGCGTCGCTCACTAAAGGAGATTCCAAATGAAACGTGTTTTTCTCACTGCTGCAATCGCGTCGGGATTGGCGCTTACCGGTTGTGCAACCACGCAAACGGGGCAAGTGGATTATGCCGCACTCGTCGCAAATGCGTGCACGGTTGCAGTGCCTGAAGTTGCTGCGCTACAAACGCTCGCTCCAAAATTGTCCGACGCTGATCAAAAGGCGCTGGTTACGGTCGCGGCGGTGATCAACCCCATTTGCGCGGCCCCACCGACTGACGTTAATTCGGCGTGGGTTACACTTGCTGCTGTTCTGCCTGCGCTTACCGTTCTGTATGTCAACAATCATACTGGGGCGGCACAATAATGGATGCGAGCAAACTTAAAACGCTACTCTGTTTGCTCGCGTTGTTTGTGCTAGGCTATCTGTTCGGCCTTCAAGTTGGCGCATACGTCGAACGCGCCATCTTGGCCGAACGCGAAACCCGGCGCTTGCTGCGAGAAATAGAATCCCAATTCGTGCCTACGAAAAAGCCCGATGAAAAAGACCTTTAAGCTATTGGCTATATTTACCGTCATGGCAATAGTCATCGGCTATTATCTATGGTGGAAGTATCCTCAATTGAGGCCGTCTATCATTGCAGCTATCGTCATTCCTGGCGTGCCACCTTTTTGAGTGTGCAAAATAAAACGTGCGAAATTTCTTGCACGTTTTCTTTTGTGTGCTATACTAGAATCACTTTCTAGGAGATGCAAAATGCTATCAGGTTATGGCGAATCGGCGCGTAGAGTTGATGGTGTTTTAAAGCTTGTGGAATATGTTAGAACGGAACACGGCTTTGTTTATTCCAGAATCAAAAATGAAAAATGGATTAAGGAAAGTCATCAAAACGTCAATGAAGCATATTATAAAGGAATGAAATGGTGCGTTCATAAGAAAGGGTTAGAAATTAAAACTAAACTTGTGCGACTTCCAGCATAGGAGAATGAAAGTGTGGCTCGAAAAAATCAAACAAAAAGCTTTTCAACGCGCATGCAAGCGCCAACTTGAAAAGGTGCTGTCGTGGAGAACTTGAGCGATTGTTTGTTGTTTGCGTCGGTGTGGTGTTTTTATATCGGTTGCGTGATGTTGATCAAAGCGTGTGCGAGGCGATATAATGACTAAACTTCGTTATGAAGTAACTTGGAGGTGCGAAGATGGGTCGGTGGCTAAGGTGCTTTATACTTCCGCAACTACTCCGAACCGCGCTATTGACAATACTCGTTACCGTATCCATGGTTTTGGCTACGAGCCTAACGATCTTGTACCGAGCGCTGTTTGCATCCCGCAAAGAACTTTGACGCAAATTCAAACGTCATTTTGGGTAAGGGACGAAAAATGAACTATACCATTTTAGAATACAATTTTAACAACGATTGTATCGATGAATTTTCATCGTGCATTAAGAAACTGCTTCATGAATCCGGAACAAACAAAGGCCGCGCGGGATGGTATACGATGAAAGAAGATGATATATTTAAATTGTTTGAAAAAGCTATTGCAGAAAAAGACTATGCTAAAATTGGTGCATACGCCATGATGTTGCGCTATTTAACACAAGAATAACTCCCTGTCAACCCGTATCGAGCCTCTGTCTCGCCCCGCCAACATACGGGTTTTTCCCTATTGATTTCCTAAATTAAAATTGTGTTAGTCCGACGTTAGTCCGAGCACATGC